TTTGCAACAATTACTGCAACAACCACAGGTAACGTTATTCCAGCAGGTTTGTACTTAGTACCTCCTACTGCTAACGTAACCATTAACATGACTTCTGCAACAAACTTAACAACAGGTAACATTAGTGCTGTTGGTCCGTTCATTGGAAACAACACAGGTGGAGTTGTTCTTTCTGACGGTGTTAACGTGTTTATTAACTCTTCTGGTTACAACACAACTGTTCAAGTATTGACAGTTGAAGGTGGTCAGAACGTTTCTGGCACTTATAACAACGTCTAAGGAGTAACAAATGGCTAATTCCGATTCAGTCAGTCAGTATTACCTGGATTCATTTGGAAATGGTCGTATTGGCTTTTTCACAACAAGCAAACTTAGCAACAACAGGGTCTGGTGTCATTACCATTCCTTTGTTGTCAGGTGGTTTGACTGTAGGTGCAACGGCTGCTTCCTCTGGTTCTGTAATTCTCCGCAGAATTACTGTGAATAATCCACAGGGCAGTGTATCTTCTGCAAACGTATCTATTACCACATCTAGTGATGGCAACATCTCTAATGCGGTAGTGGCTAACGTAGTTTTGTCTAACTTAACCACTTCTGGTAAGTATCAAGACTTAACTATTGCAGGTGCATACGGAGCAAATACGGCNGTTACAGGTGTGACAACACAGGCACTGTATGTAAACATTAACACGGCAAGTGGCAATAGCAACTTGGTCAATATTTGCATATACGGTGATGTTGTTNCTTTCTAATGGATAAGGTATTTGTAACCAATCGTAGCAACATCGAACTGACCATAGGTTATGACGGTGTTGTNTACGAGTTTAAANAAAATGANTCTGTAGAGNTTCCTCTTGCNGGGGCTATACAGTTGTTTGGTTACACACTCGAAGATAGAGAACATATTTTAGTTCGTCATGGTTGGATACACACACATGCGGAACTGGAGGAAAGTTTAAAGAAGCTAGACCAGTTTGAAATAACAACTGAGAAGCCTGTAAAAAACAGCTCGTTACCCTCGGCTGTAGGCGTAGTACCCTTGCGTCTTGAAAAAGGCGTGGGGGGAAAATCCTTTCAAAAGCGGGTAGCTTAACTATGGATGTTTCATGCCGACACTCAGCAACTATCTTACACAAGTTGAATATCTGCTGCATGATGCCAACAATAATTTCTGGACTGTAGACCAATTAACGGGATACATTAACGAAGCTCGTTCACAATTAGTTAGGGATACAGGATGTTTGCGTACAGTGCAAAATACATCTACCCCTATAGCGTCTTCCAATCCTTATTTAAGTACAAACACAAATACAACACCTGCTACACCTTGGGTGGCTAGTACAGCCGTTACCGCAGGTCAATATGTGTTTAGCAACATTTACATTTATCAGTATCAGACAAGTGGAACGTCTGGAACTGCTGCTCCAGCATATCCTACTGGCACAAATATTTTCCCGCCTACCACCACATTTCCAGATGGTACGGCAACTTTGTTATACGTTCAAAATGCAGAGATTATTCCTTTTCAGGCGTTACCTCAAGGCATTAATACGGTTGACATTCTGAACATTAATCTTTACTGGGGTAATAGTCGCATACCTATGCGATACTTGCCCTGGTCTGACTTTACTTCTCAACTGCGTTATTGGCAAAATTACATAGGCAGACCTATATGTTTTTCTGTATATGGTCAGCAACAAATATATATTGCCCCCGTACCTGACCAGTCGTATTACATTGAATTAGATACTGTAATATTGCCTCAACCATTAACAACGTTATCCCAGGTTGACACTATTCTTGACCCTTGGAGTACGGCAGTTCAGTATTACGCAGCCTACAAAGCCAAGTTTTACGAACAATCTTACGGTGAAGCTGAAATATTCCAACAACAATACAACAAAAAAGTATTGAACGTACTCAATTCTACTTACACAAGAAGAATCCCTAACCCCTACAGTAGTGGAGGTTAACAATGGCATCAGCAGAGCAAAAGAAAAGCTATGCGGTTATTAAGAATTTTAAAGGCTTAGATACCAAAGCAAACCGCACAGCTATTGATAAGGATGAGTTTTATTGGNTAGAAAATGCTATGCCAATAGGGNCAGGCAACCTTAAGATTGTTTCTGCTCAAAACAATGTAAGCNATATCTCTGGAAATAGCGTGGTGTTTTCTAACGCTGTTGTTTCTTTGACAAATGCAAACATTAATAATNAATATGTTGTTGCTGCTGAGACCAACGGGTCTATGGAAGGCTACAACTTAAACACAAGAAATTTAATAACTATTGCCAGTGCGGGTACATTTTCAAATACTGGCGTTACAACTGCACAGTATCAAAATACAGACTTGTTTATAGGTGACCCTACCAAAGGTCTATTTGATTGGAACGGCACTAGTCTTGTTTCTGTGGGTTCTGTTAGTTTAATTGGCATTACAAACCCAGGTCAAAATTATACGGCAGCGCCTACCGTTACTATTTCTGCCCCCAACAACGCCAATGGTGTCCAGGCAACTGCTATAGCGTCAATTACAACGGGTGCAGGTGGCGTACAAAGCGTAGTTGTGGGTAATGTGGGTACTGGATACACTGCCGTGCCTACAGTTACGATAGGAGCGCCCCAAGTATCAGGTGGTGCTACTGCCGTTGCGTACGCTACCATACAAAGCGGTACTGTAGTTGCTATTACGGTGTCCAACCCTGGTTCTGGGTACTTAACTGCCCCTCCAGTAACAATTACGGGTGGAAACGGTGCAAACGCAAATGCAACTGCCACATTATCTAGCGGTATTGTTAACAGTGTTACTCTTACAAACGCAGGTAGTGGGTATTCCAACGCTACTGTTACCTTTTCTGGGGGTGGAGGCTCAAATGCTGCTGCTATTGCGGAAGTAACTACATTTGCAACTGGTACTGTTTCTATTTATGTGGCTAACGGTGGTACAGGATACGGGTCTTACGGCAATTTGGCAGTAACTATCTCTGGTGGGGGCGGTACTAACGCAAATGCGGTTGCTATTGTTAGTGGTAATACAGTAACAGAAGTAATTATGACAAACAGAGGCACGGGATACACCTCTGCACCTTCTGTTGCGGTTTCTGGTGGGTCAGGTAGCGGTGCAGTATTAACATCCGTTGTAAGTTTAAACCCTATTGTGGATGTAGCAACGTTTTCAGGACGTGTGTGGGTAGCGCAGGGGCGTACAGTTTATGCTTCTAGTTCTGTTTCTCCAACTGACTTTACATCTGTATCTGCGGTAGCGTTAACCCTTACAGATTCAACATTAGATAGCAACATTACAGCTTTGTTATCTGCCAACAATTTCTTGTACGTCTTTGGTGCTGACAGTATTAACGTATTTAGTAATTTACAGGTAACGAGTACGGGTGCTACTGTATTTACAAATACTAACGTATCTGCTTCTATAGGTTCTAGTAGGCTTTATGCCATATTTCCGTACTTCCGTTCTGTGTTGTTTATGAACGACTACGGTATTTATGCGCTTGTGGGTTCTACAACTACCAAGATTAGTGACCCACTAGACGGTATTTTCCCTTATATTGACTTTACAAGACCTGTATCTGGTGGTCAAGTTCTGTTAAACAGTATTTTGTGTGCTGTATTTAACTTTTACGTAAATAGTTCTTTTACTATAGGGCCAAGTAACTCTAGGTATATACAAGCCATATTTTTTGAGAAGAAATGGTTTATTACCAGCCAGGGTAACAATCTTTCTCTTATCACGTCAGCGCCCCTAAGTGGAAAGATTAACCTTTACGGTACAGATAATAGTAATAACCTATATCAATTGTATTCAAACAGTGCGGGTGCTATTAACACTTACATACAGACTGCTTTACAGGATATGGGTGACCCTATACGGACAAAACAAGCGTTAAAGTTTGCTATAGAGGCTACTTTATCGCAGGGTGGATTGTTAAATGTAACGGTAGATTCTGAGCAGGGGTCTAGTCCAGTTGTGCCGTTGGCGGATACGGGCATATNTTGGACAAATAACAATAATCAGGTAATATCATGGGTAAACAACAGTAATACCGTTATACAGTGGCTATTGTCTGTGGGATATTACTTATATAAATCGGATGCCAAGCAATACGGGAAGTATCTGGGGTTAACCATGACTTCCAATAGTGCTGGGTTTGTAGTAAATACGTTTGAGTTTGAACACGAATTAAGAGTGAGGTTNTAATATGTCTGGTGTACCTAATGTTTTTGGTTCTGCAACATCATCAATTCCGCTATCGCAGTTGGATGTTAACTTTAATACGCCTGTAACCATCGGAAACACAACTGTTGGTCTTGGAAATACAACTATTACGTTGGTGGGATTAACAAACGTTTCTACCACAGTCGTTAATACATCTAATGTTTCAGCAAACACGTCTTTATTGTTACAAACAAATGGAACTACGACTG